ATGGTCCCCCTCCCCATCGCTTCGCGACAGGGAGGATTAAAAGGGCCGCTTCCGCCCGAAACCAGACCCGCGCCTGGGATTTGGGCGCAAGAAACGGGGCGCGGCATGGCTTGCCTCGCGGCAGAGATGGCGCATGACCGATATCATCGAACCCATCACCGCCCCTGGCGAGCTTGCCGCACGCATCGCCGCGATCGACTGGAGCGCCGCCGCTGCCGCGCTCGATGCCCGGGGATGGGCGGTGCTGCCGGGGTTGCTGGGGGCGGACGAATGCGAGGCGCTCGCGGCGCGCTACGACGCCGAGGCGGGGTTTCGCAGCCGGGTGACGATGGCGCGGCACGGCTTCGGACGCGGCGAATATCGCTATTTCGCTTATCCGCTGCCGGGGCCGGTGGAGGCGCTGCGGCGCGCGCTCTATCCGCGGCTCGTGCGACAAGCCAATCGCTGGCATGCGCGGATGGGGATCGATGCCCGCTTTCCCGACGAACATGCGGAGTTCCTTGCGCGCTGCCACGCGGCAGCGCAGTCGCGGCCGACGCCGCTGCTGCTGGACTATGGGCCGGGCGACTATAATTGCCTGCACCAGGACCTGTACGGCGAGCATGTCTTCCCGCTGCAGGTCGCGGTGCTGCTGTCGGCGCCGGGGACCGATTTCACCGGGGGCGAGTTCGTGCTGACCGAGCAGCGCCCGCGGATGCAGTCACGCGCCGCGGTCGTGCCGCTGGGCAAGGGCGATGCGGTGGTGTTCGCGGTGAATGCGCGGCCGGTGAAGGGATCGCGCGGCGATTACCGCGTGACGATGCGCCACGGGGTGAGCGAAGTGCGGACCGGGCAAAGGCGCGTGCTGGGGCTGATTTTTCACGATGCGGCGTGACGGACGTGTAGCGGCCCAATTATAACATAGAATATGGCCGCCCCGGAAGCCCATATTATTATAGGGGGACAATAAGCATCGGGATGTGGATAATAATGCAGGCGCCGCGCCGGAAGATAGCAGTCGCTTTTCTTTCTGGCCGGGTCGCTGGCCTGTACATGGACATCGCGGATCGCGGGGATGTCCGCCATGTCCTGCGATCGATCGAAACCGGGGGGTAGTCGATGCGTTCCATATTCCTGATCACGACCGCCGTGGCCTTTTTCGGTGCGGCCGATGCGAAGGCGCAGCAGGTGCCCGTCGCGGAAGCCAACTGCCCGCTCGAGGCCATGTCGTCCGACCGGAGCACCGAGGCGTTGCTGTCCGGCCTGCCCACCGCCAATGCTCTGGCTTGCCTCGCGATGCTGGACGATCGGCAGAAAGCGCTGACGAGGGCCGTTGCCGGTTTGGCCGCCGGTGACAATCGAGCCCCGCTCGAGGACGCGGAAAAGCTGAACTCCTATGCGATCGGTGCCTTCCAAGCCTATGTCGCGGCGATGGCAAAGGTGGACGCGAATAATGCCGCGCGCGATGCGGCAATCGATCGCGCCAATAACCTCGACCGAATAGCCGCCCCATTGGAAGCAAAGGATCGGGCAGCATTGATCGCCATCGCGCATGAACAAAGAGCCAAAGCCGAAAACCTTGTCGGTGAAACAGCAAAGTTGCTCGGCGATGCGATCAAGGCCCTGCCCGATGCTCGGCGATACACTGTTGCATCGCTGAACCACCGGCCAGCCGGAATGGAGACCGTGCCGCGGGAGACGAACAGGGAAACGCGTCTTTCGGTGGCGGATAGGAAACCGGACCCCGATTGCGCCAAGATGATCGATAACCCCGACTCCAAGCTTCGCGTTGGCGATTGCAAGGCCAACGCGCTCGCGCTCCCCGGAGGCGGTGTGCAAGTCCCCGGCAGCCTCTTTCATCCGCGGGGATTTTCCGCGTCGCTGTCCGGATCGGACGATGCCGGGACGATCGGCCTGACCTACGCGCGAGAATTCCGGCGACGCACGCCTCCCTCGGCGACGGAGCCAAACCAGCGTTTTTCCCGGTGGGGTTTCAGCGGCGGTATATCGGCCGGTTCGGGCAGTCTGTTCAAGAGCGATTCCGACAAGGAATTCATCGACAGGTTCGACAGCACGATCGCCTTGAAGGGGTCGCTGTTCTTGAACTTCTATCGCGGTCAAGGGCGGGCCGAGTGGGACGAGGCCAGCAAGGATCTCAAGAAAAAAGCCGTCGAAGCATGCCTGAAAGACCAGCTTAGTGCCACGCCCGGTTTCCGGTCGACCTGCCAGGGGCAGTCGCTGACCGACTGGGTCTATGCCCCTGCTGCAAAAGGCTCGGGCCTGCTGCACGGCGAGCTCGCCGACCAGGCCGACGCCCTCTATTTCGGCCCCAAGGATGCAAAACCGCTCGGGGGTTTCGGAATAGAGGGGAAGATCGCGCGACCATCGGTGGAATTCCTGACACCCGAGGCTTTTGCGCTCCATTTCAACGGGACCTTCGACGACGCCTTTACGAAAGCGGCCGTCGAGAAGCGCCGGAAAATCGCCTGGTCGCTGACGCCTTACCTCTATGGACGCCTCACCAAGGACCACAGCAATATCGAGATGGCGCTTCTCGGCAGCCTGGGTTTTTCCAGGGCCTATGAATATTCGAAGAGCACGAAAGAGGTGCTCTATTGTCCGGCGAAAGATACATCGACGGGGTTCTCGACGGCGGGCTGCAAATCCTATTATCCAAAAGCGCCGGACTATGACCTCGTCACGACGCCGGCCATAGAAGCCCGGTTCCTGAAATATGGGAATGGCTGGTGGCCGACCCTGGCCCTGTCGCCCAAGCTTTCTTACGCGTTGAAGAAAGAAACCGCGAAGGGCGATCCGGATCGCTGGACCTTTTCGATTCCGCTGCTGGTTTTCATCGGAGACGATCTCAAGACCGGTGTTGGCATCAAGTACGAGCGCGAATGGGGCGGTACCGAGCTGGATGACAGCGCCGTCCTCACATCGATAAAGCCCGAAAACAGGCTGTCGTTGATCGTCAGCAAGACATTCTCGCTCACCGGAAAATAGCGGGCTTTCGCGGCAGCGCGTGCGACGCGGTCGAGTATAGACAAACCAAATCGGTAAAAAAATCTTGACATCGTCACGCTGATCTGGCACATAGATTCCATCATGGAAAATTGCGAGTCGGGCCGGAGCCTCCTTTGGGGCTGCCGGCCCGATCCGCGTCTGGAGGCTATGGATGGATGAGCGCGAAGAGATGATCGCCGCGGCGCCAGGACGGCCGCTGCAACGGCGCGAGCCGCGGGCGGATGGATGGACGATGGCGCGTCGACGGGTGTTCCTGGAGGAACTGGCCGCGAGCTGCAACGTGTCGCGCGCGTTGGCCGCAGCGGGCATGAAGGTCGGGAGCGTCTATCGCCTGCGCAAGCGCGACGCGCAATTCGCCGAGCAATGGCAGGCGGCGCTGGAACTGGGTTACGAAAGGCTGGAGATGGCGCTGCTGCGGCGCGCGATCGAGGCGGTCGAGGGGCTGACGCCGGACCCCGATGAAGAGGCGAAGCAGCCGGTCGAGAAGATGACGGCCAGCGAGGCGATGGCGCTGCTGCGCCAGCATCGCGCGAGCGTCGAGGGCGGCCGGGCGCGCGGGCAGCGCGCGCAGCCGCGCCACGTCGTGACGCAGCAGGAAGTCGATGCGATCCTGATCAAGCGGATGCGGATGGTGATGCACCGGCGCCGGCTGCGCGGCGAAGCGGGGTCGGCGGCCGGCCTGCCTCCGCCGGTGCCGCCGCAGGATGGCGCGTGAAGCGGCGCTGGGACGCGCCGCGGACGCGCGCAATCAAGCGCTGGACGCCGGGGCGGCTGACCGCCTGGTCGGAAATGATATTCTCGCGGTTCGGCAAGCTGACGCCCGAGGAGCGGGCCTGGGTGCTCCGCGAGTTGACGCAGGCGCAGATGAACGAGCTCGCGGCGCGCTGGTACGGCCGCCAGCACGACGGGCAGCGCGAGCCGCCGGGCGACTGGCGCATCTGGCTGATCCAGGCGGGGCGCGGGTTCGGCAAGACGCGCGCGGGATCCGAATGGGTGAGCGAGGTCGCGCGTAGCATGCCGGGGGCACAGATCGCGCTGGTCGCGGCGACGGTCGCCGACGGGCAGCGCGTGATGATCGAAGGGCCGAGCGGGCTGATCGCGGTGGCGCGCGATCACGAGGCGGTGCGCTGGGCGCCGGGGCGGCGCGAGCTCAGCTTTGCGAACGGCGCAGTGGCGACGCTCTATTCGGCCGAGGCGGGCGAGGAGCTGCGCGGGCCCGAGCATCATGCGGCATGGTGCGACGAGCTGGCGAAATGGCGGCGCGGGACCGCGGCGTGGGACAATCTGATGCTGGGCATGCGGCTGGGCGAGCGCCCGCGGGTGCTGGTGACGACGACGCCGCGAACCAATGAGGTAATGCGGCGGGTGAAGGCGGCGCCGGGGCTGGCCGAGACCTTCGGGCGGACGCGCGACAACAAGCATCTGCCCGCGAGCTTCGTCGAAGCGATGCTGGCGAGTTACGGCGGGACGCGGCTGGGGCGGCAGGAGCTGGACGGCGAGTTGCTCGAAGATGTCGAGGGCGCGCTGTGGTCGCGCGCGCTGGTCGAGGCGTGCCGGGTCGATGGCGATGCGATCGGCAAGCCGGTGCGCGTGGTGATCGGGGTCGATCCGCCCGCGACGTCGACCGGCGACGCGTGCGGCATCGTCGTCGCGGCGCACTTACGCGACGGCAAGCTGGCGGTGGTCGAGGATGCGAGCGTCGAACAGGCCTCGCCCGCGCGCTGGGCGCAGGCGGTCGCGGCGGCGGCGGCGCGCTGGGGCGCCGAGCGGGTGGTGGCCGAGAGCAATATGGGGGGCGAGATGGTGCTGGGCACCTTGCGCGCGGCGATGACGAATTTGCCGGTGACCGCGGTGCACGCGAGCGTCGGCAAGGCACGGCGCGCGGAGCCGGTGGCGCTGGCTTACGAGCGCGGCGATGTGGTGCATGCGGGGGTTTTCGAACGGCTGGAGGACGAGCTTTGCGGGCTGCAGGTGGGGGGCGGTTATGCGGGGCCGGGGCGGTCGCCGGACCGGGCGGATGCTTGTGTGTGGGCCTTGGCGGAGTTGCTGCGCGGGGTGGCGTGCGGGAAGGGGCCGGGGGTGGTGAGGATTTAGTTCACGCGGAGGCGCGGAGGCGCGGAGACGCGGAGAAGAAAAAGAGGAAGAGGGTTTTCGCGCAGAGGGGCAGAGGGCGCAGAGAAAGGGAAGGGCGGCTTTGCCGCCTTTGTTTTTCTCCGCGTCTCCGCGTCTCCGCGTGAACCTCTTTCTCTGCGGTCTCTGCGGCTCGGCGCGCATTTTTCCGGCCGCGGTGGCGTAAACCGCTTCGGCCCCTCCACCACCCGCTTCGCGGGCGGTCCCCCTCCCCATGGCTTCGCCACAGGGAGGATTATTCGGGGAGAATTTTATGAACTGGTTTGGGCGCAAGGCGGCGCAGGCTTCTGCGCGGCCGGCTTTGTCGCGGGTGTATGGGGCGTGGAGCGCGCCGGCGCCGCTGTCGTTCGAGGCGCAGCTGCGCGAAGGGTATCTGGCGAACCCGATCGTCCAGCGCTCGGTGCGGCTGGTTGCCGAGGCCGCCGGGAGCGCGCCGGTCGAGGCGAGCGATCCGGGGCTGGCGGCGCTGGTCGCGGCGACGTCGGGCGGGCAGGGGCTGCTCGAGACCCTGGCCTCGCAATTGCTGCTGCACGGCAATGGCTATGTGCAGATCCTGGCCGACGGAGCGGGGGCGCCGGCGGAACTGTTCGCGCTGCGGCCCGAGCGGGTGACCGTGGAGGCCGATGCGCGCGGATGGCCGGTCGCCTATCGCTACAGCGCGGGCGGGTCGGGGGTGACGCTGCCCGCCGAGGATGGCGCGGGGCGGACCGCGGTGGTGCATGTGAAGGCGCTGCACCCGCTCGACGATCATTATGGCGCGGGGTGCCTGGGCGCCGCGGCGGCGGCAATCGCGGCGCATAATGCGGCGACGCGGTGGAATGCGGCGCTGCTCGGCAATGCGGCGCGGCCGTCGGGGGTGCTGGTCCACGATCCGGGCGAAAAGGGCGTGCCGCTGTCGGCCGAGCAGGTCGAGCGGCTGCGCGAGGAACTGGCCGAAGGGTTCGCGGGCGGGGCCAATGCCGGGCGGCCGCTGCTGCTCGAGGGCGGATTGAAGTGGCAGGCGCTGAGCCTGTCGCCCGCCGAGATGGATTTCCTGGAGCTGAAGCACAGCGCGGCGCGCGAGATCGCGATGGCGTTCGGGGTGCCGCCGATGCTGCTGGGGCTGCCGGGGGATGCGACCTACGCCAATTACAAGGAGGCGAACCGGGCGCTGTGGCGGCTGACGGTGCTGCCGCTGGCGGGGAAGATTTTGGGGGCGATCGCGCAGGGGCTGCGCGGATGGTTTCCGGGCGCGGCGCTGGCGGTCGATCTGAACAAGGTACCGGCGCTGGTCGAGGAGCGGATGGCGCTGTGGCGCGAGGTGTCGGCGGCGGACTGGCTGACCGCGGACGAGAAGAAGGCGATGCTGGGGGTGGGGTAACCCGCCAGCGTCGTGTGCCATTCTTTATCTCACACGAAGACACAAAGAGGGCGGCGTGCGCAGCCTAGACTGGCGGGCCTTGGAGCGGTGCGGCCGGCCCCCGGGGCCTTTGGTGCGCCTGTCGGCGCGGTGCTGTGCGACGCCTTTGTGTCTTCGTGTGAGATCATTTGGAGATTTCGACATGGATGAAGAAGAGGCCCTGGCGCGATTGGTCGCGCTGGCGGGGGCGGGTGCGCCCGAAGGTTTTGGCGTGGACGCGGCGATCCTGCGCGCGCTGATCGAGGAGGCGAGCGAGATGGGCGCGCGGCGGGCATTGGCGCGGTTGGGGCTGGCCGACGAGGCGGCGCGCGGCGACGTGAGCGATCTGCGCCAACTGCTGGGCGCGTGGCGCGACGCCAAGACGAGCGCGTGGAAGGCGGCGATCGACTGGGCGGTGCGTGGGGTGCTGGCGCTGGTCGTGGTGGGGCTCGCGGTGAAGATGGGGCTGCCGGGGTTGCTGCGGTGAGCGCGGCGGTGGCTGGAAGAGGTTCGCGCAGAGGCGCAGAGATCGCAGAGATTTTGGGGAAGAAGTCCGCCGGAAGCGTAGCGGCCGACGTTGCGGAGATCGGGGCGGCTTTGCCGCCTTCTTCTTTCTCGGCGTCCCCTGCGTCTCTGCGCGAAAACTCCCCGGTCCGTTTTGCGGGATACGCCTCGGTGTTCGATCGGGTCGATCGCGGGGGCGATGTGGTGCGCAGCGGGGCTTTTGCGCGCAGCCTGGCGAGCGGGCGCGCGGTGCCCTTGCTGTGGCAGCATCGGGCGGGCGCCGTCGTCGGCGTGGTCGAGGCGCTGGCCGAAGACAAGCGCGGTCTGCGCGTCGTGGCGCGGGTGACGCATCCGACCGCTGCGGCGCTGGTCGCGCGCGGGGCGCTGACGGGATTGTCCTTCGGGTACCGGGTGACCGCGGCGCGCGGGCGCGATCCGCGCGAGCTGCTGGGGCTCGACCTTATGGAAGTGAGTTTGGTGGCGGCGCCGATGCAGGCGCTGGCGCGGGTGATTGCGGTGGATCAGGTGAAGGAGTGACGGGCATGGATATCGAGATGGAAGTGAAGGCGGATGCGCTCGACGGCGCGTTCGATGCGGTGCTGGCGGCCGAGGCGGTCGACGAGCTGAAGGCGTCGGTGTCGGCGCTGAAGGCGCAGCTCGAGCGCCAAGCGGTGGCGAGCGGGCGTTTGCCGCTCGACGGGGCGAAGGCGGCCGATCCGGCGCTTGACGCCTTCGTCGAGCGCTACCTGCGGCGCGGGATCGATGCGGGTGTGGAGATGAAGAGCCTGTCGGGCGCTAGCGCCGGCGAGGGCGGCTATGCGGTGCCGCGCGAGATCGACGGGTCGATCGCATCGACGCTGAAGTCGCTGTCGCCGATCCGGCGTATCGCGACCGTCGTGCAGACCGGGACGAGCGGCTATCGCAAGCTGGTCGCGACCGGCGCGACCGAGGCCGGCTGGGTCGGCGAGACCGCGGCGCGGCCCGAGACCGATACGCGAAGCTTTGCCGAGATCGCGCCGCCCTCGGGCGAGCTCTATGCCAATCCGGCGGCGAGCCAGGCGATGCTCGACGATGCGATGTTCGACGTCGAGGCCTGGCTGGCCGACGAGATCGGGCGCGAGTTCGCGGTGGCGGAAGGATCGGCCTTCGTCGGCGGCAACGGGACCAACCGGCCCAAGGGCTTCTTGTCCTATACCGCCACGAACGAGGCCGATGCGGTGCGCGATTTCGGCGAGCTGCAATATGTCGCGTCGGGCGCGGCGGGGGCGTTCGCGGCGTCGAACCCGCAGGACAAGTTGGTGGACCTTGTCCACTCGCTGCGCGCGCCGTACCGGCAGGGGGCGTGCTGGGTGATGAATTCGGACACGCTGGCGCGGATCCGCAAGTTCAAGACCAGCGACGGCGCCTTCATCTGGCAGCCGGGGCTGGTCGAGGGGCAGGCGGCGAGCCTGCTCGGCTATCCGGTGGTCGAGGCCGAAGACATGCCGGCGCTGGCCGCCGACAGCCTGTCGATCGCCTTCGGCAATTTCCGCGCCGGCTACCTCGTCGCCGACCGCGGCGAGACGCGCATCCTGCGCGATCCGTTCAGCAACAAGCCCTTCGTGCATTTCTATGCAACCAAAAGGGTGGGGGGCGCGATCATCGATTCGAACGCGATCAAGCTGATGAAATTCGCCGCCAGCTGAGCTGGCGCGCGATGCGGCGCCCGGCCCCGAGCTCTTCCCCTTTCGGTGAGGGGCCGGGTGCTTATCTGCTCCGGCGTGAACAAGAACATTTGTTGAACAAATCTCTCGACTCCGGAAGGAAAGCGCGATAAATTCGGCGCGTTCTTTGGCCGGTTGGCGGAGCGGTTAACGCACCCGTGTGAAAATCGGAGGTCGTCTGTGGTGGACGCGAGGGTTCGAATCCCTCACCGGTCTCGCAAGAGAACAGAGCTGGACGCACCACGGGTCCGGCTCAACTTTCGGCTCATGTCGGTTAATCTCTGATCAACCCGGCAAGGTTAATATTCTTGCACGGCTGTGGCTATTGACGTACATAAGCCGTCGCTGAAAATGGTCTGCTCACCACCGGAGCCATGCTCTGTGCGGACCGTTTGAAGCAAGCAGGCGTAAGCCTGTCTCAAGGGGAAGCCTTGAGTGGAGACCGTAAACCGGCCAAAGATTTCGGGGCTCAGTCGCGAGGCTGGGCCCCTTCTTTTATCCTGAGAAAATCGAGTGCCGTCAGATCGGCGCTTGCTTTGTCCGTCGGTTCGACGGGCGAGACTCATTCTTCACATCGAGACGAAAGGACGGCCGATCATGCCGAGCCTGTTTTTTGCCGACCTGGTGCGCGAGCGGTGCACCGCGACGGGGAGCGGTGCGCTGGTGCTGGGCGGGGCCTTGCCGGGGCATCGCACGTTCGGTGCGGTCGTGCCCGAGGGTGCGAGCTTTCATTATGCGATCGCCGGGGTGACGCACGCCGGCGAGTGGGAGACCGGGACCGGGCGCCTCGATAGCGAGGGGCGGCTGGTGCGCGATGGCGTGGCGGCGTCGTCGAACGGCGGGGCGGCGGTCGCTTTCACGGGCGGGATCAAGACCGTCGCGCTGACCGCGGGGGCGGGGTGGTTCTCGGCGGTCGATACGGCGCTGGCGGGCGCCGCGGGCGGTGTGGCGGCCAATGCGGCGGGGCTGTCGGCGCTGGGCACGACGGTGAGCGCGCAGGGTACCGCGCTGGCGGCGGCGCAGGCGGCGATCGCGGGGCATGACGGCGCGATCGCGGGCAAGCAGCCGCTCTCGACGGGCCATTCGTCGGCGAGCGCGGTCGAGGCGGCGGACGCGGTGACGGTGCGCCGCGGGAGCGGCTGGGTCAATGTGTCCGCGAGCGCGCTGGTGCACCAGCGGAGCGGCGGCGGGTTCGTGTGCGCGGGCAATCTGGGGATCGGCGAGGAGGCGCCGGCGCAGCGGCTGGTGGTCAAGGGGAGTTCGGCGGTCGACGGCAGCGCGCCGGTGGTGGTCGAGATCGCCGATACGCAGGCGGGGACGGCGGGGTGGACGGCGAACGCCGCCTTTGCCGCGCTGAACTTTCGCTGCGCCGATGCGTCGGTGAGCGGCGCGGGGGTGCGCGCGCAGATCGCGGCGACGATGCCCGTGGGGCATGGCGGGCAGACCGACCTGAAATTCAGCGTGTCGAACGCCGGGCTGCTCGACAAGGCGGCGGTGCTCGACAATGCGGGGCGCTTTCGCCCCGGCGCCGACAATGCGCAGACATTGGGGCTGAGCGGGTTTCGCTGGTCGACGGTCTATGCCGCGACGGGGGCGATCAACACATCGGACGCGCGCGAGAAGCGCTGGTCGGGCGGCGCGAGCGCGGCCGAACTGCGCGCGGCGCGGCGGATCGCGGGCGAGCTGGGCTTTTTCCAGTGGGAGGATGCGATCGCGGCGAAGGGCGTCGATGGCGCGCGGCGGCATTTCGGAGTGCGCGCGCAGGCGGTGTGGGCGGTGATGGCCGAGGAGGGGCTGATCGATGCGATCGGTGCCGACGGGCTGCCGGGACAAACGCCTTATGCCTTCCTGTGTTTCGACCGCTGGCAGGATGCGGACGGCGACTGGCACGACCGCTTCGGGGTGCGCAGCGACCAGCTGGCTTTGTTCCTGATCGCCGGGCTGGTCGCGGGAGCGGCGGCATGATGGGCGGGCGCGCGCTGTCGGGCGCGGCGATCGGCGATGCCGGGGTACGCGACCTTGCGGGCGAGTGGGCCGGGCCGCGCCTGGGTGCGGCGCTGGGCGCGGGCCGCGGCGGAGGCGCCGGGGCGCAGGGGCGCGAGCGGCGGGTGATGCCGCGGAAAGGGTGATTCCCTTCAAGGGTGGGAGATCAATCATGTTGCTGATCAAGGATCCGGGGGCACGGATCGATTATGCGTTCGACTGGGGCGACGCCTATCTGGACGGGCAGGTGATCGAAGAGGCGAGCTGGACGGTCGAACCCGCGGTCGATGGGGGCGTGGCGGTGGCGGGCGAGAGCCACGACCTGCTGCGCTGCGCGGCGACGATCGAGGGCGGGGTCGCGGGCGGCCTGTATCGCGTCACGAACCGCGTGACGCTGAGCGACGGGCAGATCGACGAACGTTCGATCATGCTGCGGGTGGAGGAACGCTGATGATCACCGGAATCGAGAAGGGCGCGGCGCCGGTGGGCGTCGCCGAAGCGAAGGCGTGGCTGCGATTGGGCGCGGGTCAGGACGATGCGGTGGTGGCAGGGTTGATACGGAGCGCGACCGATCTGTGCGAGGCCTTTACCGGGCAGATGCTGATCGTGCGGACGGTGACCGAGGAGATGCCGGTGGCGGCGGGCTGGATGCGGCTGGTCAAGCGGCCGGTGGTCGCGGTCGAGGCGGTGGCGGGGCTGGTCGGCGAGGACGAGACTTTGCTCGCCGCCGAGGCCTGGCGGCACGAGATCGACCGCGACGGCGCGGCGCGGGTGCGGGTCGAGGCGGCGGGCGAGGCGACGCGGCTGCGCGTGACCTATCGTGCCGGGCTGGCGGCGGAGGCCAATGGCGTGCCCGAGGCGATCCGGCAGGGGCTGGCGCGGATGATCCAGCATTTGCACGAGGGACGCCGCGAAGCGCATCGCGAATTGGAACGCGCGCCGCCGGCGATCGTCGCGGCGCTGTGGCAGCCGTGGCGGCGCGTGGGGCTGGGACGATGAGCAGCGCCGAGGCGGCGGTACGCGCACGGGCGCTGGGCGTGCTGGCGGATGACGCGGTGCTGGCGGGGCTGGTGCATGGCGTGTTCGACGGCGTGCCGGCGCGGGCGAGTGCGCCCTATGCCAGTATCGGCGGGGCCGAGGGGAGCGACTGGGGGACGAAGGATGCGGCCGGGCGCGAGGTGCGCGTGATGCTGGCGCTGGTCGGGGTCGGCG